AGCTGTATGAATAAAATATTTAATTATGCAGTTGAGAATGGTTCTATTAGTCCAAGCGATAAAGTTAAAATCAAACGTAAAAAAGAGAAGCTTACAAGATTGTATGCTTTTACTCGTCAGGATGAGAAGGCTATTTACGATGCTTGCGATAGATTGGGTTTTGATGATTTAAAAGAATTTATTACTGTATTGATTGATAGTGGAGCTAGAGCAGAGGAATTACTTTTTGCTTCAGCTAAAGACTTTCAACATTTCAGTGATGGTTCTTTTACTTTAAATATTTATCGTAGCAAAACTGATACAGAGAGTAATATTGGTCTTAAGAAACGTAGCCAAGAAATACTTAAACGTAGAAGTAATAGTGTTAGATTTTTTATGGGAAGTTACAAACACTTCTATAGAAGATTTCAACATCTTAAAAAACATCTAGGTAAAGCTAACGATAAAAACTGGGTCTTCCATACTTGCAGACATACTTGTGCTTCAAGAATGGCAGAGGCAGGAATACCTTTAGCTAAAGTTGCAGAATGGTTAGGTCATTCACCTAATTCACCTGTTACTGCTAGATACATTCATTTCTATTCAGCAGGTAAAATTGATATTGCAAATAAACTTGATGAATATGATGAGCAGTTGGACAGCAAAGTAATTCCGATTGCAGTAGGGAATAAATAATATTAAGATGACAATGATTTTGCATAAAAATTGTGTGCGAGTGTGTGCAGACGATGTGCGAAATCGTGTGTCGTACCAAAAGGTAGGCGTTAAAATGCAGATAAATTCCCAATCTGTGTGCGGAGGCGACTTAAAAACCTTTGCTAACGTCTACCCTGGCGTAACTAATAAACTAGCGTATTTTAATCAACATTCTTAATCCTCATAAATCCTTGATTTAGAGTTTTGAATGCATTATTACGCTAGCGTAAACAGATGCACACTCGCACATAGCTATAAGAACGTAGCTAGAACACTAACGTATAGGCGCATATATGCACATATCAAAAGAAGTCCTAGAGAAACTAGGCATCAAAGAAACAAAGCAAGTGGAAACTCCACAAACTTTGCACGAAGCAATTCAAGCTCAAAAAGAACTGGAGCTTGGAATGATTAAAAGTGGAATAGATAGGTTCCACAAAGGCATCAACAAGGCCAAAAGTAAATATAACAAAAAAGGTAAACCCAGAGAAACTTCAGAGTCCATTACTATCTATGGTCAACAAATGGCTCAAGAAGGATTGGAGCCTATGAATAATGCTATTAATGAATATTTCATTAAAGCAACTGATGGGCACGCTACTAAATTTGCTAGTGAAGCAATCATATTAAGTAAATGTATTCCTATTAAGGACATTGAAAACAAAAACCCAGAACGCTGGAGTGCGATAAGCTTCATAACTTTAAAGTCTGTTTTAGATAGCATCACCATTGGGTCAGCCCAAACTAAAGCAATCTTAAAAATAGGTGGAGCCATAGAAGATGAGGCTAGACTAGGTTACTTCAAAGACCAGAATACCAAGGTTTATCAACTAACCAAAGAATGGCTCAAGAAGGGTAAGAAGCAAAACTACAGGCATAATCGTAAAGTATTTGCTCACGCTATGAATAAGCAAAACCTTGAATGGGAGGGCTTTTCAAAAGAAGAGAAAGTTAAAGTAGGTAAATTATTATTAGAACTACTTATCCTACATACTGGATTTGTAGAATTTAGTAATAAATACTCTCAAGGTAAAATCTACAAATACGTCATAGCTACCAAGAAGACTTTAGATTGGATTGAAAAGAAAAAATTCCACGCTGAAATCTTAAAACCTGAACGTAAGCCTATGATAATTACTCCAAAAGATTGGACTACACCTTATGACGGTGGCTATTACATCAAGGAATTAAGGCCTGAAGGATTAGGTTCCACTTTAGGAGAAGACACATCAAACAATCAACCAAAGCAAGAGGAGGAAAACAATGCACTATAACATTGTAAAAAAAGCATCCAGGGCTTACCTGGAAGAAATGCATAACAGAAGGCACGAACAGCCTGAAGTATTTGAATGCATTAATTTGTTACAAAGAACACCTTTTAAGATTAACGTAAAAGTCCTACAAGTTGCCAAGAGTATTTGGGAAAAAGGATTAACAGTTGGCAAGATGCCATCTAGCGTTGCGGAAGAAATTCCACCTAAACCATTTGACATAGCTACAAACCTAGAAGCTAGAAGAGAATGGAGTAGGATTAAAAGAGCCATTTGTGATGCTAATGAAACTAGGACAAGTAAAGTCTTACTATTTGAAAATATATTTAAGATAGCAGACGACTATGTGAAGTATGATAAAATATCTTTTCCACACCAATATGATTGGAGAGGAAGAATTTATACGATACCTCAATTCTTTAATGTTCAAAATAATGATTTAGCTAGAGGCTTATTATTATTTGCTAATGGTAAAGAATTAGGAAGTGACCAGGCATTATGTCGTTTAGCAATATGTGGTGCTAATTCTTATGGTGAAGCTGATAAGGATACTTTAGAAAATAGAGTTAAATGGGTTGAAGATAATGAGCAGAAAATAATTGCTACTGCTAAAGACCCACATAACCACTATGACTTTTGGGGTAACTGTTCAGAGCCATTTCAATTTTTAGCATTTTGTTTTGAATGGAATGATTTTAAAGAGTTTGGTTCTACTTCAGATTTTGTAACTCACTTACCTTGTTATTCTGATTGTACTAATTCAGGATTACAAATCTTCTCGGCTTTATTAGCTGATGATAGAGGAGGTAAAGCTACAAACTTAACACCAGAGGAATTACCTCAAGATGTTTATAAAGAAGTTGCTGACGAAACCTTAAATTTATTAATGGCAGAACCAGACAGTGTCTTAAAAGATATGTGGCTGGAGTATGGGATTGATAGGTACACAACAAAAAAAGTAACGATGTGTATTGTCTATGGTTTAACTCAATTCAAAAGTAAAGATTATATCAAAGATAGTATTCTTGATAATATTGAAGAAGGAATTGATAACCCATTCTCTACTGAAAGAGATAAAAAGGAAGGTGTGCCTACGCTATATGAGGCCACACAATTTTTATCTAAATTTGTATGGTTAGCTTTAGACAAAGTAGTTAATAAATCTAAAACAGCTATGAAGTGGCTACAACAAATAGCAAAGTTAGTAGCTGAAAATAACATTCCATTAACTTGGACTACGCCTAATGGATTTGTAGTTGAAATGAAGTGTCCAGAAATGGTCGCTAAAAGAATAAATACAAATATGGGTCAAAAGATATGGAGACCTAATACCAACAAAGGCAAAGGTTCCTGGGTTGATGATGTTAGAAAAACTACCATTAATGTAGAAAGTAATAAGATTAGTGTTGATGACTCTATTAACGCTATTGCTTCTTGTTATGTGCATTCATTGGATGGTGCGCTACTTCAAAAATCTGTGGTGAAAGCAAATAAAGCTGGAATAAAAAACTTTGCTTGTATTCACGATAGCTTTGGTGTGTTGGCTCCAGATGTAGTTCAAATGAATAACTCTTTAAGAGAAGCTTTTGTAGACATATTTCATAACACAAATCTTTTGGAAGATTTTGCAAAAGAAATCCATCTACAAGTTCACAAAGACAAAAGAGATAAAATTCCTGCTGTTCCTGAAAAGGGAACGCTGGATGTTTCTAATGTTTTAAAGAGTCTATATTTTTGTTCATAATGTTACGCCAGCGTATCAATCAGGACACTATAGATAAACACTACCGTTTATCAATGTTGGGTAGCATAAAGTTAAATAACTATATGTGCGTGTTCTATATTAACCAGCTACCCAATATTAAACTTAACCAAAACCTAGGAGGGTTTTAAAATGCAAAAAGCAAAAAAATACACCTCTCCTTTTGGGAAAGCAATTTATCCTCATTTAAGTCGAGCAGACGTTAGATTTAAAGCTGAAGGTGAATTTAAAGTTGACCTAGAAGTAGACGGAACACAAGCTGAAGAAATGAAACAAATGTTAAATTCTTTAGCAGAGCAATCCGTAAAGGAAGCTCAAGAAAAAACTGGTAAGAAGAATATTAAAAAAGCTCAATTACCATTTAAAGATGAAGACGGAAAAACAATCTTCAAATTTAAAATGAAAGCCAGTGGTACAAATACCAAAACTGGTGACTCATTTAAACAACGACCAGCATTGTTTGATAATGAATTAAATCCTATCAATCCTGAAGAAGTAAATATTTGGGGTGGTAGTATTTTAAGAGTTAGTTATCAACCATCGTTATGGTTTACACCAATGCTAGGTGCTGGCGTATCCTTAAGACTTAAATCTGTTCAGGTGAAAGATTTAGTTGAAGGTGGGTCTCAAGCAGGAAGCTCAAGCGACTTTGATAAAGTCGAAGGAGACAGCTCATCTAAAAATAAATCTGAAAATGAAACAGTTCAAGAAGAAGCAATCGCCTCTGGCGCAGACTTCTAAATTCAAATCAAAGCTTGAGGAAGAATTTAATAATTTTCTTGTTAGAAAAAAAATTAAATTTGGCTATGAAGATTTTAAAATTTCTTACCTCAAGCCTGAAAAGGCATCGAAGTATACACCTGACTTCATTTGTCCTACCAATAATAACTTAAGAATTATCTTTGAAACTAAAGGACAATTCTTAACTTCAGATAGACGAAAACATTTGCAAATCAAACAACAGTATCCAAACCTGGATATTCGTTTTGTGTTTTCAAATTCCAAAAACAAAATCGGTAAAAAATCTAAAACAACTTATGCCAAGTGGTGTGAGTTAAAAGGTTTTAAATACCACTGCATTCAATCAACTGGAAAGTTTTTACCAGAGGATTGGATTACAGAAATTCATCAACAACAATCAGGATTATAAAATGCGACAAGAAACTAAATACATTATAATACACTGTTCAGCCACAAGACCTTCGCAAGATATTGGTTTTGAAGAAATCAATAAATGGCATAGACAAAAAGGTTGGAATGGATGTGGCTATCATTTCATAATTAAACGTAATGGAATTATAGAAGATGGTAGACCTACTGATGCTATTGGTTCTCACTG